TTGAGAAACTGGTGAATTACTACCCTCAGGTTCAGGTTCAGGTTCAGGTTTATTTACAGGAGTGGGAATAGGTGTAGCAACTGGTGATTTTACAGGTTCTACAGGTTCTACAGGTTCTACAGGTTCCGCTGGTTGAGATTCTGGTTTGTTATTTTTAGCACCAAATGGTGTAAAGTTATTTATTCCATCATTTATAGTTCTTAATGCCTTTTCAATAATTCCTTCTTTTGGTTTGTTTTCTTCTTCTTTTACTGGTTCAGGTTTATTAGGTTCAACAGGAGTTTCAGGTTTTGGTTCAGCATTTTCTTCAGCATTTTCTTCAGCATTTTCTTCAGCATTTTCTTCAGCTACTGATGCAGATGCTGGTTCAGGAGGAGTTACTACTGGTTCATTGGTTCCTTCTGGAACAGTTTCATTCTTAACATTTTTATTATTTTCACCAGGTTTATTTTCAATTACCTGGTTTTCATTTACTGGTTCAGGAACAGTTACTGGAGCAGAAGGTTCTACTGGAGTTACGGCACCATTTAAAAGATTTTCAGTTGATAACATTTTATCATTATCAGGAGTTTCATTTTCTATATCAACAATACTAGATTTACACAATTCATAAACAACAACTTTATTTTCAAGTTTAAATTTGAGTTTGTTATCAGAACCTGTGACTGAAACATCTTCATTCATTGGAGTATTAATAATACTCAACCTTACAAAATCTATCTTACTTACATTAGGTAAAATGTATGCTTTAAAATCATCGTCGCTTTCAGTTCCAGAGATACGTTTAACAAAACCTCCGTGAGCTCTCATGCTACGACCATCTATCCAAGTGTAATCAGTGTAACTCAATTTGTCTAATTGTTTATCAACATCTAATAAAGTGGTAATTACGACAGTATTTCGTGATTCGAAAAAATTAAGAGATAAATTAGGGTTTTCACACATTGTTTTTAAATAATAAAAAGATTTTAATTTTTTGTATTAGTTAAAACCGTATTATTTGGTATGGGAACCATTACATTAGGTGTCAAAGATTTTCCTATTATACAACTTGATGTTAAATCATTATTTTCCTGTGAAGGATAATTATCATCACATTCAGTTGAACCAGAAAACAATTGAGCAATAGCAGAGTATATGTAGCCGAACACCATATACAATAATTAAATAAAAAAAACTAGGAATCGAAAAAATTACATTGGAAGAACTAAACCAAGTAAAACACTGAGTAATACAGTGTCATACCATCTAGCAGCTCCAACACTTGGAACTAGTCTCTTAACAACGTTGTTCCATAACCATGGACCGAAAACGAAGTTTAATACGAGAACAATTACTAATAATACTAAGACTGCTACTAATTCACGCATAGCTACTTTCTTTTCTTCTTTACTGACTTCTGGTGAGTTCATTGCATTTACTGCTTTTGTTACATTATTTGCTACTTTGTTGGCTAACATTTTTTGATAATATTTACTTAGAAAATATTTTACTGAGTATTGAGAAAGGCGATAATTCTGGTTTGCTATAAAATATAACAGCTAATGCGAGATATCCAATAATAAACAACTTTGCATTCTCTAATTTTATACATAACATATTGTAGTTACGTTCCGAGAAATAATTTGATATTATAGTCATAAAACATTTGTTGTTTAATAGAATATAAAACATTAACAAGAAAACCAAATATATAATATAATATTTCATCCAGGCAGGAGAACTCAAAAGTCCAAACTGAATGTAAAAGACACCTATAATATGAAGTATGTTTATAAAATATACTAATTTCCAATTTTTAATGTCACTTGGAAAAAGACTTGCCAATGTATGACTTGAGCACTGTTTAATAAATTCTATCGGGTCACCCTTCACTTTCATTTCCATTTCCATTTAATATTACTCGAGAAAAATATATTATTATTAATATGGACTCAAACGTAAATCGTGCTAGGGTTGCAGTATCAGTAATTACATTACTTCTTATTATTTACTTTTATTATCGTGATATTATTGGTTATTCATCTCGTAAGCGTTGCACTAGATGGTTACCTTTAGATTGTAGAAATTTCATATATGTAATATTATCACTTTTGGCAGTCCTTGAAATTGGAAATTTTGCCAGAGTAGGGACAGGAATTTCATACATTGTAACTAGTTTACCAAAATATTACTACGTTGGTTTAATGGTCTTAATTCCATATCTCATGCGTATGGTTTTCTTGGCAAGAGAACCTATAGAGGTATCTGAAGATTTCCGTGCTTTTCCAAATAGTATTTTACCAAGAAAAACCAGACCTAAATTCATATTATTAATACTATTACTAGTGTTAGCATCAATCTCATTAGAGTGTTATTCTGCTTATTCACAGGCAGAATTTCAAATGGAGTCGTTACAAGAAGTAGCACGAGCTGTAGTTTCTCACCCAGACAAATACATATCAGTTTTATCAAAAACACGCTTCCTTGAAATTCCTATACTAGTATATCTCTATAAACTCTATAAAAATTTCAGTGCCTGTGATTATAACCTACCCAAGAACTGGAATTACTAAATTAAAATTGACTTAGAAATATACCCATTTATCTAGATTATAAGTTACTAGAACAATGACAGAATACCTTAGAGTTCTCGATACTCCACACACTGGCGAGTTCAGTAGCGCACCATATGAACCTGGATTTCCACTGGATTCATTTCAACGGCACGCTATAGAACGCATTCAGAAGGATGAAAATGTTCTTGTAACTGCGCATACTGGTAGTGGCAAAACAGTTCCAGCCATATATGGAATAGCAGATAGCCTCGCCAAGAACCGGAAAATTATTTATACATCACCAATTAAATCTCTCTCTAATCAGAAGTTCTACGAGTTGTCGCAGAAGTTTCCTGATGTAGGTATCCTAACAGGCGACATCAAGTATAATCCAGATGCTCAATGTGTTATTATGACTACTGAAATTCTTAGGAACATCCTCTACCAGAAGCAATCGACCCACATTGACATTGAAGAAGTGGATAAAGTAATCTTTGACGAGGTTCATTACATCAACGACCCTGACCGTGGTAAGGTGTGGGAGGAGTGTTTCATCTTGATGCCATCGAGAATTACACTCATTATGCTTTCAGCCACTATCGATAAAGCCGCAGATTTCGCGGCCTGGATTGGTAACATCAAACAGAAGAATACTTGCCTCATTCCAACAAGTCATCGTGTAGTTCCACTGGAGCATTTCTTCTATACTCCTTTTGATGGTTCACAACACGAACTTACAAAAATAGTTTCTAGTAAGGGAGAATTCACTAACTACAACGACATTCGCAAGAACTACCAGAAACTACACATTACCAAGATTATAAATCCGTTTTTGAAATATCTCACCGAGCACCATCTGGTTCCAGCTTTGTTCTTCATCTTTTCACGCAAGGAATGTGAGAGACTGGCAAAAGCAGTTCAGCGCACTCTGGTTACCAGTGAAGAGATTAGTGAAATAGTAAAAATCTTCGATTTCGAGATGCGGGATCACAGAGAAACTTACCAGAGTTCTCCACAGTATCACGAAGTGCGCGCACTTGTTCAAAAGGGAATTGGATATCATCACTCTGGGTTGGTGCCTATTTTGAAAGAGGTAGTTGAAATGCTTTTTGCCAAGGGTCTTATTAAAGTTTTGTTCGCAACAGAGACATTTGCTGTGGGCGTCAATATGCCTACTAAGACTGTAATCTTCCCAAAACTGAGTAAATATTCAAATGGTGACTTCCGCTTCCTTCGCACTGACGAATATCTCCAGATGGCAGGTAGGGCTGGGCGTCGTGGACTAGACAAGTTCGGCACGGTTATAATACTACCCACCGATGACCTCATGATTCAACCACAACTCAAAGGTATGATGCTAGGCAAGAGTCCTTGTATTGAGAGTAAATTCAGGCTCTCTTATCAATTCATCTTGAAACTACTTCGCAACGATGACCCCACTCTGAATGTCACTGATTTTATGAGCAAAAGTCTTCTCGAAGTAGATAACGGTCAACGTGTTAAGAACCTGGAAGTCCAAAAGATTAAATCTGAGGCAGAAAATCGTCTCTTGATCCCAACTGACAAGTTGCCTGCTATTATGGAATACCACGAGGCATACTTGAAAGGGTCTAAACTCAGTCATAACAAGTGGCGTAAGGAACTCGCTCGACTTCAGCGCGTCCAACAGGATATTCCAGACTTTGAGAAAAACTACACTGCTTATAAAGATTATCTTGATAAATCAACTGATATCATTTGTATCCAGGAGGGCATCAATCAATTGAGGTCCTACCTTACCACAGACACTGAGAAGGTGATGGATTATCTCGCTGATAATAATTATATCGACAATAGTGACCCTGAAAACCCCAGGATACTGGTGAGAGGTATTCTTGCTAGTGAAATTTCCGAGTGTAACGAGATTACGCTCACTGAACTTCTACTCAGCGACATTCTTGACCCACTCTCGGCACCAGAGATAGTTGCTGTTTTGGCGACATTTATTCCTGAAAAATCTGGAGAAGGCGCCACTCTCAAGACGCTAGGTGTTCCAGACCACATTAAGCAGGCAATCTGTAATCTTGAATATGGTGCTCAAAGTTTTGAGGAATATGAAGACGAACTTAAAATTAGCATTGGAACAGACTGGAAACTTCATCTAGACTTCGTTGAACCTGCCTACTTGTGGGCGAGTGGAAGTGACATTCTCGAAGTCCATAAGCGGTGTGAAATCTTCGAAGGCACATTTATTCGTAATATACTTCGCATCAACAACATAGTGGATAATGTAAAGACACTCGCGGAACACATCAACAAACCACATCTTCTTGAACGACTGGATAGTATTGAACGCATCATCGTCCGAGACCAGGTAACAACAGATTCACTGTATATTGCTAAATCTACTGGGAAATAGGGAGTAAAAAAGGTAATTTATTTTTTCTTATTATTACTTAAAATTGATTTTAGTAGTATTAATAGAATTCTTTTAAAATGAATCCAATATTGTTACAGGAAACATTTGATTCACAATTACCAATTTTAGGTGATGAATGTAAGAGTGTATTAAAAGGAATAAATAACAAATATAAAGAATCAAAAGAGTATACAAATGAGTGTATATATGTAGGTCATTCTCAAATAACAGACTATGAAACAGGTTTGGTATCAAAATCTTTTCCAAAAATTGGAAAGTCTAGATATTTGTCAGCATTAAATAGAGGTAGAAGTCAAGGGGGTTGTGACTGGTATTTTGATTACATTTATTTTATACCAGCAAACAGTAATTATTCATATTGTAAATTAGAAACGTTAATACATCAAAAATTAAATAGATTTAAACTTAATAAACCAAATCATAGAGAATTGTATAATTTATCTTTATCTGATGCTATAGTTAAGGTAAAAGAAATTATAAATGATATACAGAATTTAAACTAATGTTAAAAGTATGACCCAACACAACAAATAACATCATTTTCTTCAGTTGATGTAGAACATGGAGGCACTATTCTAGCACTTTCATTACCTTCATATTGAAGCCAAATATATTTTTTATTTTTCCTTATAAATAAATGGTCCCCTCCTGAACTACAATAAACCTTATATTTATAGTTTTTTATAATTTCACCATTTGAATAATCAAAAAAAGAAATCCAACTAGTATTAGTCTTTGTTACCTCACATCTATATAAAAGTTTATAAAAAAGAGGTTGTGATATTTTAATCCATTCAAATGTCATTTATTGATAATAGAAAAAAAATTTTTTATTAAAAACTCACTCAAACTCTAGTATGCTTAAATGAAGTTTCCTATTGAACACACATTCACTTGGTCGTGGTGTTACAGTAACCGAAATCTTATCATACACATTATAACTACGTTCATTCACTGTAACACACGACCCAGTGCTATTGAACATAATATCACCTGCCACTAGCAACTTCGGTGAAACAACATTAACGTTGTGTGTAATTTCCAAGTCGGGAATCCAAATAGTTAGTTTGACTCCTTTAATACCCACTATATAAGCATCGAAGTCACGATGTTCATCTAACCTTCCTGAATGGACAATCTCTAGTTTCTTGTAGTAGTTATAAAATTTCCTAAGACTTTTATTGAAAGTATTAATAGCATCAATATCGATTTTGAAACTGTCACGCGACCAGGTGTAACCAGCATCAATACTAGCGATTATCATATGTTGATTAATGATGTCTACATATCTACGGATAGGGCTTGTGGCGTGAGTATAGAAATCCAGTCCCAGTGTCAAATGACGAGTATCCTTCGGCGCTATAGCATACACGGCAGCGTCCATCTTCCGCCTATTAAGAAACTCCATTAGGCGTGAATCATTAATCGTTTCAATGCTCTCACCATCCAAGGAACCCTGGTGAGTTCTCAAAATAACTTCCTGTGGATTACACGTATACAATTTCTCGGCAACAGCAGAATTATACAATATCATAAATCGCTCAACCATATTCTGTGCGGTCATTTCTGGTTCATTATAATATTCACGACTGAATTCAAGTAGTTCGCGTGACTGCCGACACTTGCTTCCATTCATTCCATCCATTTCATCCATATAATTTACTTCATCGTAACTCAAAGCAGTATTTTTCACTATACTCTCGCGAAACTCGCGTGATACCTCAATTCCATCTCTAATCGTAATTACTAGACTCAATGCCAATCTCTTTTCTCCATCTATTAGACTAAAATTGTCAAATGAATACTTGTCTTCTAGCATATTGTCCTGGCGTCCATTGCGATAATAAATGCTACTATACTGATGAGTATTCATAAATACCATTTGTCTAGCAACATTGGCAATGTGAATACCTATTTCAACGTCACCATTCTCTAGTCGAGTGAAATGAAAGGCATCGTCAATGTCCCTACATCCTACTGGGTCAATACTGAATGTGCGATAATCTATGTTTCTTCCACCAGATAAATCAATACTACTACTATAACTCATTTTCTTACCACTCAGTCTAATACCCACCTTAGCGAAAAGCATTCTTATAGTGGAATATTCATCTGAGACATCGCCTAGATACTCTTCGATTTGACCAACAGGATGCTTGTCACTAGTGTTCCATCGATTAAAACTGATGACCGCGTATTGGGCGGATTTACTTCGCAATTTACACGGAACAATGAAATCCGGATATTTACCTGAAACACTACTGAATTTAACATAAGGGACGTTTTTTTTATTAAATCCATAGCGTTTGTTGTCGTCTAATCTCAACACTCCTACAATTTTCCCTAGTTTCCTCTCTGAAATACCAGTAACATTTTTACTTATTGGGTCATAATATACTATATCGCCGTGTAGACCTCTGTTATTTACGACTAGACTTTCTCTTAAGAAATATTCACCATCGCGATTTTCAAGCACTCCAGTGCTATATTTATCAAGTGTATCACTGTATTTTGGATAAAACTCCATTTCTGCTTACTAACTTCTAAGTAGTTAATCACAAGTCAATTTTAAATAAAAACAAAAGTAGAAATATTATTAGTCTAGTCGGTAAATACCTTCCATCAAGTTACTTTCATTATAGTCTGGTTCTGGGATGTCGTATTCCTCCTCCTCTGATGCTTCATCTGGCTCTTCGCTATCGCTCCCACTAGAATCGCTATCGCTCTCTTCGCCTTCGGTGTCATACACAACTGTATCAAAGACTCGATTTACGTAACGACGATATTCCATTGAACTATTTGCTAGGAATGTGCTTACTACATATACAGTCCATCCAACAACGCATGTTGTGTAGAGTAACCAAAGGTCACTTCTCAATTCAATTTCTCGCTTATCGTGATTAAATATAAAAATGTCAGTGTGGTCAAATGCGTAATCTTCAAATTCATCATAAAATTCATATTCATTAATGTTATAAATTGGCATAGTCATATGTAATTATATCTTATTTTTTCTATCATAAGCTCTACTTATTTTTTTAAGTAGTTATACACAAAAAATAATAAAGGGAGAAAACCAAATGAGGGACTTGAACCCTCACTAAAATAATAAGAACACCGATTTTGGTTTTGAGGATGATAGTCTATTCCTATCAGTCACCCTGGTTCCGTCCCTAGAACCAAGGCAGATGCTATAGTGAAAGGCACCTGCTGTCGTAGTAAATCTTGATTTCGAATACCTCGAACTCCTTCTCCACTGCTACTCTCGTCGTCGTCGTCTCGAACTCCGTCGGGTGGGTTCCATAGGATTGGAACCCCTCTACTGCTACTCTACTCTATACCTATATGCGTGCGAAAATAAATTACTCGGGCGGGGGAAATGTGTTAGTAAATCTATAATTCTATACACTCTAAAAAATGGGTTACTTACCTTCTTTAAATAGGTTGGTTTGCTCCAGTAATCCCAGAAACGTCCAGTATGTTCTTATTGAAAACCGGCAAACCCAATACATCCGTTTATGAATAACTATTTGAGGCACATATAAATGAAATACTCGCGTTTGCTACATATGGGTGCGCATTTATTTATATATCTATGTCCTGTTATTCATTTCTACTAATAAGTCATTGCAATGTAATATACACTTGCTCCTTATTAGTATCTATAGTAGAACATGACTTAGGTCGCAAGTCACCAACTTTAATCCCTTAGGTTCTACTCTACTCCAATCCACTCCTATACTCCATACAATTCCAAAAATTTTAAAAATCAATTACGAAACTTCCTGTTTCGTCACTCCGTTCCATAACACTACAGTTTGCTGTCGGTAGTCTAAATGTCTAGGTATGGGAAGGCATTCGTGATGCGATTCCTATACTCACTAGCTAATACGGTGTTGAACCCTTCTAAATTAGCGACTGATACAGACTACAAAAAACTAGTTAATTGATAAACATGATTGACCCAGAATATTTCTAGATTTACTCTCTAGAGCCTATCTGGATAAATTAATCTGTCCATTTATCTTTAAATAGTTTATATAAACTTAGAAAATAATTTTGAGATAAGGAAATTCTTTTAAAATTAAAGAAAATCCTAGAGTTCTACAAAAGTAGAACTGGTCACCCCGCCTAGACTTGAACTAGGGACCTAGAGAATTTTAATAACTACTACAATCTCCCGCTCTACCAACTGAGCTACAGGGTGAAAATTTGCCCCAGCCGGGAATCGAACCCGAGGCTATTGCTTGGAAGGCAACAATGTTACCACTACACCACCAGGGCAATTTATTTGGGTCTCAAGAGACCCTCAGTAAGCATTTTTAGTTTAATATAAACACTTGAAAATTGCTGTAAGCTTACTTGATTACTACCTACTATAACGAGTAGGATAACTTTTAAATATAGAAAAAAAAATAGAATTAAACGCGCAAAGGATTTAAAAATCTTCAAAATAAACTTACTAATTCTTCAAGTAACTTTATTCTATATTAGTATAGTATATTAATGAATTATTCAGCACCACCTTGGAATCCAAAACATTTAGTTTTACAAGATAGACCTGATAAATATGGCGGTAAATATAGTCAAGAAGAGCTTGATAAATTTATTAAAAGAGCACATAAAAATGGATATACAATGATTTATGGGGGTCGTACAAAAAATAATAAATTAAATGTTAGAAAAGAAATGAAAAGAATAAATGAGATGAAAGAAAAAAAAAAGGTTTTATCCAAAAAGAAAGGTAGCACTAAGAAAGGTAAAAAAAACTCTAGTAAACGCCCTTGATTAATCTGTATGGAACTCGCTTACAGTATTCCATCCAGTATTCCCCGTATTTCTTTGAACATTTAGCTTCATCGCGATAAATGCGATGAACAAGTAGTATAATTATGTATAACAAGTATACAAATGGAACAGGACCATATTGGTATCCCACAGCACTCCAGGTTCCCGAAGTTAAGATTTCATAGGTGTAATTAGTGTGTCGAGAGTAACCCCAGTGTCCTGAAAGTAGTAATTTGCTATCCACTACTTCCCCGTCGCGTTCGTATTTGACATCCATATATTTCGCCTTTTCACCATTGATAATGCTATTTTCTTTATCACGTTTAAATATTTCCTTCTGACGGTCTACTTCATAGTTTTTATAAGTAAAAAATACACCCAACAGGAAAATCAATAGTGACGCTTTCCAAGAAATATTAGGACGCCTGTTAATCAAAAAGTATGTAGTGTAGGTATAGAGAGCAGGCAAGAATACTAGACATCCCCAACAAATATAGTAACCAGCACGGTCTAGTGTTATGTCTAGTGTATTAAAGTAACCAGTTTCCCAATAAAAGAATTTTCCTATGTAAATACTCTGTAATATTACAGTAGTGAAAATGGCACTATTAAAACCGTGTTTCTCGAAGTAGTAATACATAAATAACATAATTATGATTTGCCAGGAAATCATACCATATCTACAGTTAGTCCATTGTTTAATATCAACTCCAAGTAATTTGGGATGAAACTCTAATCCACGTAAAAATTTGAATAGCATACTATGACCAGCCTCCCTATCTTCCTCCCGGTCGTGATATTTATTACGACCACGAATGTATAACCAGGCTACAAATAAGAGACCAAATATATTCGCGGTGAAAATGAATGGAATAAAATTCATACTGAATAACTCAGGAACACTAGGAAACACTGCGGAAATTACAGTAACTATGAAAACTGTAAATACCCAGAATTCAAAACCATTAGCGGCATATTCTGGTGTGACACCATCTACATTAGTAGGTCCAGTGAAACGTGTTTTGGACCACTTAATACTCAAAAAACCATATACAATAAATACTGTGAATATTGCTAGTCCAGTTAAGTTTGGCCATAAATTCTTACTTATTAAATTAGTTTTTATTAAAACTGAAAACAATAAAACTGGAACAGCGATAATTAAAGATAACGGTCCCCAACAATTCTTAATACTATTCCCTTTCCGTACTTCCTTGTTTTCATTTTTTTCATTAATATTTGAATTCATTATTTATAAAAACACACAAGAAAAAAAGACTAGGATATAAGCAAATGAAATGAAAAATTGACTTTAATGAGTAACTTGAAACATACAACAGTAACCATAAGAAATATGCCAGTCCCAGCAGTATTCGACATTTACACAATTGCTGTAGTTCCAACAGCTCTATTTCTAACTCATATTGGCGGAATGTTGAACATTTACTACTTAAGGATTTTCATTCTCTTTTTAGTATCCATCTTTATTTACCAAAATATGCCAAAAATTAAGAAGCAATCTAAAACTGAAGAATATCTCGGGCTGCAGACCGACCAACTTATTTACTATGATTTTGAAACAACTGGACTAAATATGTTTCATGACCGTGTAATTGAATACGCATTTTTGAAGGAAACTTCAGAAAAGAAACCTGAAAAGAACGTTCATTATATCGAGAGTCTAGTAAATCCAAGAACTAAGTTTGAGGAAATCATTACCAAGATTACTGGTATTCATCCACAGGACCTTGAAGGACTACCAGGTATTGATAACCATAGTGACAAGATAGTCGATTTCCTACGTATTCCCAATGGTTGTGTTCCATACCTCGTAGCACACAACGGAAGTGGTTTCGACGACTTTTTCCTAAAGAGAATTCTTAATAATTACTCACCAGTAATTTATCATAAAATTAAAGATAAACTTAGATTTATTGATACCATTCATCTAGCAAAGAAGATTGCAAGGACTAAGTATTTGAAGAGATATTCATTGAAGGCACTCGCTGAGCATTATAATATAAAAGAAGGAACACATCGTGCCCTATCAGATGTATCAACGCTCAGGGAAGTCTATAAAGCACTTATTCGTGACCTATCTAAGGAAATCGGTATGGATTATCAGGAGGTTCTAGATGACCCAGAAGGCGTATACACTTGGTTGTATGACTTCAATTAAATAATTTACCTACTTTGTCATCTACTGTAACTAATTTTTTTTCATTACCGCCTCCATCGGCAACAGTGCCTCCGCCACCATCGGCAACAGTGCCTCCGCCTCCATCGGCAACAGTGCCTCCGCCTGCTTCGTCATCGGTATCTGGGAGAAATGCTATATTATACTCTTTACCAAAATTAGTATTAGTCTTGCCAGACTTTACGCGGTCCTTTTTAGCGGCTGCTTTACGCTCTTCTATTTTACGAATAAGTTCCTCTACTCCCACCTGTCGGTAATAGAGAATTTCATCCCACAATTTACTGAGACCGGCGAGCAACATCTCCCAGAATTCCGTATCACGTTTCACAAGAATACACGAATACTCGCATAATTTCCAATAACAAGTAGCCATGTAGTCATATCTATCGTCATTTAGAACCCATGATATTGTGTTTTCTTCCCATTCATTTACTTCTTCAATAGTTACATATGGTTTTGTGTTTTTATTAAAATACTTGAAAATAGTCTTTTCTAGTTCGTGGTCGTATATTTCAATAACTACGCCTTTCTCCATTCCATTGCTTCTAGTGAATACATCTGTAACTTTAATATCGCCTAATTCATTAGTATCAGCCAATCCAGAGTCATTAACTTCTAGTGAATCACTAATAAATTCATCGACTCCAGAATACTCCAATATTTTACACTCTAAGAAATCACATTCAGGCAAGTCACACACTTCCAACTGACCCTGAACCTGACAAAAGTAATACTCTGGAACTTGACCATTGAGTTCGCGGCTCTTTGGACATTTGATTTCCAACATACGACCTATATACTGTCTATTCTCACTCTCGTAACTACAGATACCATCTGGTGATGCGCCAATAAAATCATATTTTGGGTGTGGGATACACCCATACTCTGCTATTTTTACACGGTTTCTGTTTTCATATATATTTACCGCCACATCTTCATACTTAACACCGTGAAGAATAGCTGCACCTGGATTAAAAGGACGACCCTTACCACATTTGCTGAGGATAAGATCTTCGCGCTTTGAATATGGATTTTTATCAAGAGCAATGGCAAAATCACTAGCAGTAATACGATTATTTCTAAAGGCATACCAACCTTCACTTCTCTGAGCTGGAGCCTCAATAGTATTCAAAAAATCAATGACACCAATATTCCTTTGAATATGGTCCTCAGTTTTAGTAACCTCAATATTTTGAATACGATTTATAATTTCAGTTTCAATAACTTCAGTAAGGTCTTCCTCATATGACTTCTTAATTTTCTTTGGAAGAATATATGTAGTATATGTGTCTTTTACACAATCACATAATTCCGTGAAATATCTGTCAATGTTTAACTCTGAATTCTCAATATCCCAGTGAGTAAACATATCGTGAATAATGCTTTTTATTTCCGAGGTATGAATATTTTTACTACGCAGACTTTTCTCTTGCTCCGGTTTCTTAGTAGTGCTAGTGTTTTTTGTTCCTCCTCCTACTCCACTTCCGCCACCAGACTTAACTAAAACTACTTCTTCAATTATACTTTTTGAAGCCATATTAAATTAAGATAAATAGAGTAAATATATTTAAATCAATTTTTATTATTCTGTAATAAATACAAGAGTTTTCCCAGCAAACTTAAGACTAGTATTATTACTCCTAAATTCACAGAGAAACAAGTAATGTAGCATCTATAAATATCATCCTCAGTATTATTGGCGCAATTGTTACATTTAAAACCATATACTTTGTTGGGGTTGTTGAATATTAAGTAGAGACATGAAATGACTAAACCAAAAATAAGTGAATCGCTCTTTACACCCCTTTTATACTTTAAAAGTATGAGTATTAATGGTGTTTGGTGAATCATTAAATCGACAAATTTAGCTAAATTGTGGTTTTCACGAGTAATTTCAAAATCAAAATAGGGTAACTTGAAATATCTAGGATAGTAATAAATAAGAGTAAATCCCCATAAACTTACAATAGCGGAGATAAGCAATAGAGAGTTTTGATAATATTCTAGTTTCCCTAAATAAAACATAACGGCAAGTATAATTGCCCAAACAGTGAAGTATTTGAATGTTTCACGTGCCAAGTTAGTTATTAATTTAATTAAGTTCTTACTGAATTGAACTAATTTTAAATCATCTATGTCGCTATACAATGTTGAAGCAGCTTGAGTTATAACGCTCATACCTATAATTCTAATATAAAAGTAGATATTAATTCAAGTGATATTTAAAATTGATTTTTTAGGTTACCAGTGTCACATAATTAAAAAATCACCGGACAAATCAAGAAACAAAAAAATGATTCCCATTCTCGGTTACTTCACAAAACTCGGATTTTACGCCCTTGCAACAAAACTAGTTGTCTCAGGTGGTATGTCAATGTGGATGTGTAGTAATGTTGAAAATATTACTAGTATAACAAATTTTACAAGAAACAGTTTCTCTACAGATAATTTGAAATTTTCAATGGACCATATTACCGCTCGTATAGAGGAAGCAGCTCAGACAACAGGCTACGAATGTGGAGACCGATGTAGTGACATAACAGAAATAGCTAAACATTATAAAACAGACATATCAGAGAAACTTCGAATTGATTGTCAAAACTCGGGTAGTAATCTTATGACTATAGGTATGACACCAGCAACTTGTGATTATATAGCAACACCCGAAGGAGTTACTGGAATTATTGATTCAATAAGTTATGGCGCTTTGGAATACACGCCAGGCAAATCTCGAAAGACAGAATTAAATCCTAAGGGTTCTACTGACACTAGTATTTCCGTTGTCGAAAACAAACTCCAGAAGGTTACCCTAGGAGAACTTGACACACAGAAACTAAGTGAACGTATTAACGGTCTTAAAAGCTTCTTATCGGATAAATATAACACTATTGTATCAACAACGCAGAATGCCAGACGTCATATAGGATGGTTGGCACAGGGAAAAACTAAGACACTAGAGATTATTACAGAGTTGATTACTAGTTTTATAAATAATTTGAAACTGTTTCTTGAGAAAGATTTTCTTCATTGGAAATCTACACTACAGAAAAAATATGAGGACTATGAGTTATGTTTCAACTATCTCCACCAGACAATGAATACAGCATTAAGCATTCTACCATTTACAGCTGTAATTTAATTAATTAACAATTATTACTTAACATTTCTAGTTGTTACCTATTTTTTATTTCTTTTTCTATTTAGTCAAAGTCTAATACAACTGTAAATTTATGTTTATTAATTGTTTTTGTAGCATTAGTTGATAACTCACGTCTTTTCTTTTTGCTAACGCCACCACCTCCGGCGCTACCGCCACCACTGCCACCACCTCCGGCGCTACCACCTCCGGTAGATTCATCAGCACTAACAGTATCGGTTTCAGCACCTCCGCTAGCACCGGTTCCCCCACCTACCTTGGATGCCTTAACAGTTTTCTTCTTGCCACTACCTTTCTTTTTCTCTTTACCAGGTCTTATGTTAGTGTTCATATCTATTTCAATCTCTTTCAAATGAGCACTAATGTAGTCTAAAACCCGATTTTCAATTGCCCATTTAAAAAAATTTAATTGTGCGAGTGTGGTAGTAATGTCACCATTAGGGCCCCAATTTACAATGCGGTCGTTTCTACAAAATGGGTCAAATTTTATTTTATGATAACTTGTGAGTTGAGACCTATATCGTAAATAAACGAAGAACTGAACAGTGGAGTTATTCACCTTTTCAGGAGCGTTTTCTTGGTATCTCGCTTTAGGTGATAATCTTTTTCGTTTGTTAGAACCTTTTTTGCCAGTAGCACCAGAACCTGTTCCAGACCCCTGATTGATATAATAAACAATATTCTTCTTTTTACTATAGTTAGTAACAAACCAGTCAATAATTCTTAGCGATATCTTACTTTTACCTGAAATGATATCAAGAAATCTCTCCATATCTTCTTCTGGTATTACAGAGTAAAATTCCGTCAAACTAGAGTATAGCAGATTCTTTTTAAGAATTTCTGAGTCAGCGGATAATGTTTTGATAGACATAATAATAAATAAATAAAAAGCTTTAAGTCCATAGTTTATTTTATTTACTTGCGTAATAAAGTGTCATTGCTATCCCCAAGAATATTATGGCAAATGAAACTCCCATACCTGGTTTTAAACGTTGACCCAAGAAGAAATGTGAAAATAATAATGTAGTGGTGAGAGTAACCCCCATACCTACAAGTGAAACCATACCTGTGTGTTCACCTGCTTTTATACTCATAATATAGAATACAAATGCAACTGAATTAACCAAAGCTAATGGTATTAAAAACTTCAACCCCTGTTTGTTTTCACTATTTAATTTTAAATCATTAAATGAAACTCCCATATAAAAACTGTAACCTAGAATTACCCAAAAGGTAAATACTGTGTATGCTATTAATCTTAAAACGGAATATTGCTTAACACTAGGATAATAGTGTAATGCCTTCTTATCTAAAACTGGCACTAAACCGAACATAAAACTTGAAACGAATAATGGGACAATTAAATTCAACATAACTATTGCTATGATAATATTAGAAATAAAAATTGATTTATACAGTAACCACCACTTGTATTAAACAATAAGAACTAATAAACGCTAAGATGAATCAGCAATCGCAATCAGAAGCACAAGCACAAGCACAAATTGAGGTAGCCACACACCCAGACCACCCATATCTATGTGGTAAAGCACTTTTGGACAAAATTATTAATAAACCTAAAAAAGATGATATTAGGGATATGTCACTCACGGAAGCAATTGATAGAATAAATGAAGTTACTGTGGGGAGTTATTACACTACTATGTATATTGGTATGTGTAGTTTCACACGCAAGATTTATGGTGAAGAAACAACATTCTGTAAGAAACTTAGAGGTTGTAGTAACACACACAGACTTCCTGGAGGATGGGTTCAATGTTCTCCAGAGGGGGAACATTTTATGGAGTGTTGTAGTATGGAACATAATATTAGAAACAAATTGTTCCCTATGAATCTTACTGATATTAATAGTGAAACCCAACTCAAAATTCCAAGGAGCATTAAAAAACCGGGAGACCCTCCAAGATTTAGCACTGGTAATGTTAGTGAAAATTGCTCTATATTTCTTTCAAGAACACAGAACACAATGCATTTGAAAGTAGAATTCTTTGATGAAATTACAGGTGAAAGATTGGAGAAATCAGTTATACTTAAGACACTAATGGAAGTAAATAAAATAGATAGCATTACTCTAAAACCAATGTATTACTCTCAAACATATATACTCGAACAAACAGATAATGTCCAGAGACTATTCAATTATTACAATACTCGTTATGAGGAGTTCTTTAATGAAACCATTGTTCCAATGTTTGAAACTGAAAAGATTAATTTTAGAATACTACCACAGGAGTATCATCCAACTACAAACACTAGTAGGTAACTCTAATAGGTAAATCAAGTATAAAATTGAATTCATTCCCTGACCTATTTTTTTTCATAAAATACTACTTCCTTCCAAGTAACACTAAGAACTAATAAGAATATGCGTGTGTCACCAGTAAACACTCAATACGACTCTCCACAACAGGAAACTCCTAGAGTTCCAAAGCAAGCATTCATTGTGCCCGAAACCACAAGGTATGCACAAGCAAGTAATCCATATTATCAACTACCAGACCTGGAACGAGAAAAATTGCTTTGTAGATATCACAATGGACAACTCATCGACCGAATTTACATTCAAAACTATCTATTGCGTTCATGCCCAGAATACCTTAAAAACGAGAACTCCGATTCACAGCGTAGGTTTCTAGGGCGCCAGTATGAATGTGACTGTAGTGATTGTGATGGTCCAGATGTAAGCAGAGATTGTTTGGTTGAAGAGGCATTTTACGAGCAAACTGGTCTTGAAACACCTCAGGAAATTATTAGCAATTATAGTAGTCCAGAACCGTCTCCGTTATTGTCAGGGTCACAAAGTGAAAATTCAATTGATTACGAAGAACCAGATGTTGTAGAGAATGTATCTCAACTTCTAAACATTAACACGCGCCGAATTTCTCTAACATATCAAGATATTCAACGGATAATTAAAACAGAGGTTAATTTGTAATTAATATAAATATGTTGTATTATATTATCAAGAAATGTTAATACCACCTCCTGATTATAATAATGAAGTAACTACAGATATAAACTTTGTATTAAGGCCAGAACCTATAACATTACATATGAGAGGAGTTAAGTTATATGAATTAACAAAAGGTAATAGTGACTATCACACTGATTTATTTTTAACTTCTGACAAACCTTATCCAGTAGATTTCACTCTCACTAAAACTGAGAGACCCTTTTTAAGTATAACTGGAGAACCAATTCCTTTTGAAGGAGCCCCTGTAGACGCCGAAGGAGTAATAGGGTTTAATAAATATACCAATGATGGAGGAGCACATTATTATAGTAGTTACCCTGTAACTATAATAAATAGAGAAAATTATAAAGATTATTTAAAAGGTTTGGGAAAATGTTTAGTAGTTACAGGTGGATGTAAATTGGATAGTAATGACCCATATTTCTCACCAGTTTCACATAAAGTTATGTTTTTAGCAGGTTATGAAGTAGGATTAAAATGGGATGAAAAATATCAAATACTAGGATTCAATAACGTATGCACTGGAAGCATGATTCAAGATAATACATTACCAGGACCTGAAACTTCTAAATCATTTGATTTTTTGTTTCCTTATGGATTTGCACTTGGATTAAAACACGCCAGAAATTATATAATGACAGATGGACAAAAACTAAAAGAAATTGAAGAACATTTAGAAGATATGGTAACACCACTTACTCCAGATAAAAAAAAACCTAGGTGGATAGAATTTGCGCGTGAAAAATTACCAGTAATTAATATCAAGGATATGTATCAATGTTATCAAAGTGCTAATCCAAATGAATCAAGTGACTTAACTAATGGGAAATTAACACTATTACAAGATTTTTGGTATTCACCTTTTGGTCAAACAGTAGTATTTCATCCTGGTGTCACTGAAGAAAGACAAATAAAAAAAACAACTAATTCAATTAAAGAATACCTCTTAGCATTGTGTTTACAAAATGGTAATGGTGGTCTTGTAATTGCTGCATCAGGAGGTCCCACAGTAACACAGAATATTATATTGTATACTTGTCAGAATTCAAATGTATATACTTATAGTATAGCTGGTTCTAATCCTCCTGACAAAGCGAAGACTGGTGCTATACCTCCATCATTTGAGCGAACAACCGAAGCTTCATTTACATTTTTACTTGACGGAAGATTAAATACTATAAAAGGTGAAGATGGAAAAGGTGAATTATACCATGAAATTAAAGATTTATTAGGTGAGGAAGAAGCTAAAACAGCTAGAAAAAGAGTAACTGAAGCACAAAAAAATATAAAGGGTCTCCATTTTGCAGAAAGATTAAATTATTTAACTGTTAATGATGGATTAGTAACTCAGTTAGATTTTGAAACAAATACATCGCGTCAATATGATTGGAATGGATTTACATCATTAAGAACATTAATGAAATATGGTAGAGAATGCTTTGAAAAAATGCAGTTTGGGAGTGGTGGTGTGTCTGTTGGAATCGGACATAATGGTGGTGTCCGCAGAGTTAAAAATTCAAGAAAAAATAAAAGAGCAGTTAAAGTTTCTAGAAAAAATAATAGGCGTGTTAATGTATCTAGAAACAAAACTCAAAAAAGAAAAAGAGTTAGAACAAGAAGAATTAATCGATTAAATGCATAAATGCGTCTATATCCCACTTATACTTGTCACATATAAGTCGCAGTAATTTTAAATTTTGTGCCCTAACTATATTTTTTATATCATCGCATAATTCGTAACTTATGTCGAGGTCCATAACAGGTATAATCACTAATCACTATTTATTCAGTAATAATTAATAAAAAATAATCAATTTTAAAAGAGTGAAAAAAATAAAGCGCAAGGTAATACTAGAGTTGCCGCCCAACCCAATATATTTACTAAGTAATTAAATTTATTTGTTTTTTTAAATCCTTCTGTTAAGGCATCGTGGTCAGTAGTATTTAAATTAAATGTATCTATAGCAAGTGACAATCCATCATAAGTTTTTATTCCAAGTATGTCCCAATTTTTTGAATTTTCAGTTCTTGAAAATGCCTGAACCGCAAGTGGATAGTCATAAACCCAAAAGTTACTACAGTATTCACTACTGTGTGCTTTATCAAAATGAATATATGGGAACTCCCCTTTAGGATATTGTCGTAAAAATTTTTCTATAAAGCCTTCTGAGTAAATGACACAGTGACATACTGGAGCATGCATATGTTGCCTAAAGTTGTATCTAGTTCTAAATAACCAAGTAGGATTATAAACACTAATTAAGTGACCAAATTGTAGCAAGTCAACCTCTTCATTGGTTAATATATTTTCTATGTCGTTGTGAGTTTTAATACTCTTAATTTCCGGTGTAAAAACAAAATCATCTTCTAGTAACAATACTCTACCTTGATTTTTAAAATTCGTATTATAATGAAATAATGCGTGATAATAGGCGTCAGTTATATCATAATAAGATTTCTGCTCGGGTAAATTAGGTTTAGTTGAGTTTTTGTAACCTTTATTGTATTGTATAATTACCCGCCTACAAGGAGGCGCATAGTCTAATCTTTCTCTGATTGTATATCTCCGCGCACTGTTTTCCATAGTAAGAACATAAGCGCAATCAATAAACTTGCCTAGATAATCACTGGTGTCGAATGTTATTTCATCATAATAATAACTGTCTGGGTTCGTTACTATTAAAATAATAAAAAATATTTATAAATAGTTTTAAAATTATTAATTATTTAGCCTCAATATCACTCTTTTTACCGAGATATTTAGGGGCTTCCAAATTATAACTAAAAACGTTATCGTTTTCATCTACTAGATACTGTGTTCCTCTAATAAGTTCCAAATGAACACACAAGTATTCTTCATCATTATATGTAACTTCCTTCTTTTTGCGACCTCGTTTACCCTTTTCTTTATTGGCGTATGTAGGGTCATCAATGCGACCATGTGGTAGTCGCTTCATATGACTCAGACAAAATTCTTCGCCATTACGACGACTTCTAGTGCATTGATGTCCATCAATCTTACGCCCAAGACACTGTAGGTCCTTGGGAAGACTTCGACGATTGCGTCTTTTAATTCCCATTTTTACACCAATCTTTGATACGTCATCAACGTATTTTGATACTATTTCATCTTTGGAAATACCATAATCTCGACCTACTTTTCCTAAGAGACCAATAACTTCTTCTTTTATAATTTTGAAAAGTTCATTAGGTGCAGGTGGTTTAATTGTAATTCCATCAAAAGTAGTTTCCTCGGATTTGTCACCGCCCCCAACAAAATTATGTGTTTGTGTATGTTGAATTTTCGCTATTGTTGCCATTATTATCGCTTAAGTATTATTAAATTAAATGTTTTATAAAATTTTATATCAATTTTAAAAATAAAAAGATTATTAAGACTTAAGGATTTACTGTGGATGACATGGTATTTCTCCAGGGTCTTCAGTTTCACTGGCGCCAGCACTAGAATCATAAAAATTTCTACTTTCATATCCAGCGTTAGTTTTATTTTCAGTGACACGAGTTTGTGTAGAAATCTTATTGGCATATTCTCCTTCAATCTTTTCCATAAGTTTTATTGGATATTTATTCCCACCTTCTGTGTTACCTGAACCAGAACTATTATCGCGTTTGGAAAGTAATTTTCTCAGGTAGTCTTTCCTTTCGTCAGATATATAATTAGGGAATACTACATCGAATAAAATGAATAGGTCACCACGATAACCAGTTTCATTTACTGGCATTCCTTCACTAGAAATTTTATAAACACTATCAGGTTTAATTATGTCGCTTGTTTTTACTGTGAAATTCCTTTTGTCTATAGTTGTAAAATTTAAATCGGCACCACACAAGGCATCTATTAATGAAATAGGTTTTCTTAATACTAAATCATTGTCTATGCGAGTATAATATTTATTGTGTTTTTGTAGTAATATAATAATAAGATTACCAGGTAAATCATAGTCTGGATGCTGATTTCCCATTTTCTCTAATACAATTTGTTCATTAACTCTAGTATTAGGTTTTATGCGAATATTAACTTTTCGTTTAACATTTTCTACACGCCGTCCTTCGCATTTTAAGCATTTTTCATCTTCGCGTATAAATTTACCTCTACCATTACATTGATAACAAGTGGTTTGAGATTGGGATATCATAGCACCCATTTGCCTTATTTGTGTAATTACTCCAGTGCCGTCACACTGTGGACAAGTAATTACACTCTTAGCCGTTTTTCCACCACATCCATTACAATCACTACAGACTTGTGTTAAATCTATAATACTTGATACATTATTACACATATAAAAGTCGTCAAGAGGTATTTCTATTTTTTGAGTTTTATCAGGACATTTTTTCACTACCTTTCTAGTTCTATCACTTCCGAATCCATTGCCAAATCCATTACCAAAAATATCATTAAACATATCAAATGGATTTGAACCACCTGAAAAATTCATATCTACATTTCCATTTTGTAATCCAAACTGGTCATAATTACGCCTTTTTTCAGGGTTGCTAAGTATCTCATTTGCCTTCGATATTTCTTTAAATTTCTCCTCTGCTTCAGTTTTAGCGTTTGCGTCCTCAGTTTTTATTCTATCAGGGTGATATTTCATTGCTAGTTTTCGATATGCCTTTTTTATTTCGGTTTCACTAGCGTCTCTTGATACACCCAATGTATCATATAACTTGTTATCTCGAGAATTCATCTGTTCAAATACTCTAATATATGCTTAAGTATATTTTCTTTTTCGAAATCCTCCCTATTAACAAATTTTTCAAATATTTTTATCTTTTCAGTATCATTTGGTATTAAGTAACTCAGTGTGAATTCAAAATCTCTAACTAGTTCAGTTGTGAAAATCAAATAAAATAGATGGCGTTTAGTTTCGCTTGGGTCATAATTTAAATAATTGTCATATAATTCATAACAAATGTCTAGTATTAGGGCAATTCCCAATGTTTTGTCGCGCTTATTTTCTGGCAGTAGCATAATTTCATTTATTTTACTTTTGAATAATTCAAATTTATAGTTAGACAAAACAATAAATTCAGTGAATTCATTCAATGCTTTTCTAGATTTAAGAGATATCTCTAAGTTACTGTAATATTTTGACAAGTCCATTATTCATTCTCATAGACATTTTTTCTATTAAATTTGCGAAGAAATCACTATTACATTTGTATTTGTTAAATTCCTGAATTAAATCACGGGTAAAGTTTTGAAATAATTTTAGTGAATTATCGCTTCCTAATGCTATTATATGATTCATAGTTCTTCCTTCTTGTAAATCACTACAATAGTCATCAAAATCATCACTGATTTGATATAATTTACCAAATAGTTTGCCTATTTCTATAAATTTTCGAGATTCTTTTAATATAACTTCACTTTCCTCGTTACACTCGTTACTCGTAATACACTCGTTACTCGTAATGTAACCAATATATCCAAACAAAAACGCTAATGAAAACAGTGTAGATGTCTTTAAACATAGTAACTCGCATTTCTTAAAAACACTTAATCCTGAACTAACGTTTTTGTATAAGTCTATGAACTGGCCTATGGCGGTGTCTTGAATAATATCAATTACTACTCTAATAATTCTAGGAAATTTTGAAAGGCGTTTATAAATTAATGCCATAGCATCTAAAATAAATTTGTTACTAAGTTTTTTTGCTTCTAAAACAGAATATTTAACGTGAAAACAAGGTTTCCCTCTACGCATTAAATCGTTGTCCATACAAGGCAAGTCGTCTAGTAATAAACTTGCTGTATGAATTAACTCCACTGAAAGCATTAAATCGAGAATAATAGGATTACCCGCTTTGAAACTAAAACCTGCTAGTTTTTTGTAGATTTCCAACGTAATTAATGGTCGCAATGCTTTTCCAGAAAATAAGCAGTATTCTGCCATTTCTCTAAAATCATTACTATTATTTTCATTTTTTAGGATATACTCTTGAATACGTGTATCTATAATTGTTCTGTCTGGAAACATATAATAAGAAAAAACAAATTATTCGGAGTATTTGAACTCCTTAGGGTTTTTATGATAGTAACTACAATAGTTGAATTTTAATGCCTGAATGCCAGTTTTATCTCCGCTTACAGCGTCATAGTTAGCAAGAAATCCAGGTATCTTGACCTTGCCTTCGCCATTATATAACTCACGAATTATATTAGGACATTCTGTTGAACTATAGTTATATTCTTTATTTTCAGGAGTAGGTTCTACACCATAGGTTGCCTCATAAACATTATCATTGTTTTCATCTAGTAATCTACGTTTTTCACCAGTAACAATATCTCTACAATGAAATTTGATACCTTTTAATCCTCCAGCTTTTTTACCAACGTCACCAGAGTGTAATGTTTCTATTTTATATAAGGCACTATGTGGAGGACAGGAAAAATCAATACCTACACCTTTGTTTGTTTTTAATCCAATTTTTCCTTCTCTAGACCTTAAATTACCGTTTGAATCATTATAATAATCTAATAATAAATCATTTTCCTTGGATTTTTTCAATACTCTATTATTTTTGTCATATGTAAATTGAATAGCATGAATATCTCCATCATCTCCTCTGGCATTTTTTGAGTAAGTTAAAACTGCACCATTAAAGGGTTTATTTGTTCTTGTGACTTCTTCTTTATCAGTTTCTGCATTATAAACTAATTCTTTTACACCTACATTACGACTTACTCTACATTTTTCCTTTGCGAGACAACTACTCTTGCGAGTTCCTAATATACTTTTGCTTACATCAGTAACACCTCTTTCATTATGTGTGCTCCACTGTGGAATAATGCGTGCTTTATCTAAATCTAGTGTTGCGTTGTCTAATACACTAACATCAATAGTATATTTCTCAGGATTAGGAACCTTTTTAAATTTAAATCTCTTGATTTTATGACTAGTAATGTCACATTTTTTATCTTCACCTGGTTCTCCTCTAGCACCATAATTACCCCTAGGACCCTTTAATCCCGGTTTAGTTATACGATAATAATACAATGAAACAGTATATGTAGCTATAGCACAATTTATAACAATAAGAATAACGAAAATTGGATAAAAATCATTAAACATTTGATTATCAACTAATCCAATGAATTTACTCTTTAGTGAAATGAGTAAAAATAAAACTATGAAACTACTTATAAATCCCACTGAGAATGGTATTCGCCAATCTAAACTAGTTTTCATTTCTAGTATAATAAAATAAAAAAAAATACTCAGATTATGCTAGGCTCTGTAGTCCCTTAGGTTTTTCAACAAAACTACTACCCTGGAATTTTGTAAAATAGGTTTCCATATATTTATCTACCTTTTGATAGTTCATCGCAATCATTTGACATCCAGTATCAAAGAAATTTTGTGGGTTATAGTTTCTAGTGAAAAATGAATTTTCTTGAGGAACAACTAAACCTAGGTTGTCGCGCATTTGTGTTCTTACATCGTCCATATTTAATTTTACGTTGTCATAACTTGAAACTTCATCTACTAAACTTGCAAAGGATATTTTGTGGAAATCGTCACGCTCAAGTGAAAAATTCACAATTTCTTCTAACTTACTATTTTCATAACCTCCACTGGTCATAACAACTACCTTGCCCATTAATTCACGCATAGGTGTATTAAGTAAGTCGCCTCTTCCGTAACTAAACTTGCTTGGAAGTAATCTTGATTTGAAATATTTGAATAAGGTTTCTTGAATTCTATTGTGACACTTGAAGTTTTTGTTTGTTTTAAGATTAAGTATTAAAATGAATGGGTCATCATAATTGTTGACGAACCCACTTGTAAAAACGCTCTTTGCTAGTGTTTGACAGAATTTATCAAAACTCATTGTTGTTAAGGTTAAACGCCAGTTACCTTTTTCAAAACCACTAGATACTACAGGGAAAGCGTCGTCGCTTAGTGTATCATTAAATATATCAACATAAATAGCGCGAGGACCAGATTTAATAGTTTGGAGTAAAATTCTATCACTAGTATAGTCAAACAACTGGTTTTTACCTAGGTAAGGGCGGAATGCTGTTGCTACATAAAAATTTTTAAATAATTTATCTTGTCTTCCTTCTTGATATAGATATCTGTAATCCACTACATAATTGAGTGAATATTTGTTTAACTCAACAATTACAGAACCTACACGGTAAGTTTCACTGGTGACATATACTAAGTTTATTAATAGATAAATGAAGAATAATGCTAATATAACATTTCCCAAACTTAATCCAGATGAATAATCTTTAACTCGCTGAATTATTCCTCTGCTATTGCTTACACTACTCTTATTTGAATTTGCTAGACTCTTGGACCTGTTTTGTCCTGCTTGTCCTTGGATAGCTCTTTCTAATTTTGCTACCTCAGATTCAGGTCCTCTATAACCACTACCGCTACTTCCATAACTTCTTCCGTTACCACTCGCGCTTCCACTACCGCTACTTCCATAACTTCTCGCGTTACCACTTCCATTTCCACGAGAATTATTACCTCTTTTAGCGCTTGAACTATTACTAACTAATGATAATTTATTAATTTCGTTGTTTAAATCTAATTTCATTAGGTTTTCTAAATTATTCATATCCTACAATAATATTTTATTTTTTTTTTAATTTTATCGAATGAAAAATGCGTCTATAAAAAATTTGAAACTCTCCTCGGTTTCCATTTACAAATTGTTTTTAAATCTCAAAATCTATAGATTTATTTTTTTCAATCTAAAAATTATTTTGTTAGGTATATAATACTTCAAAATGACATCTCAAGAAATTGTAAAAGAAGAAATTCTCCAAGAACGCGAAAATCGTTTTGTGCTTTTCCCAATTGATTATCCAGCTATTTTTGAAAAATATAAACAGGCAGTCGCTAGTTTCTGGAGCGTAGAAGAAGTAGACCTTTCCAAGGATTTAAATGACTGGGAAGGTCTCAGTGACAACGAACGCCATTTTATCGAACATGTATTAGCTTTCTTTGCTGGTAGTGATGGTATTGTAACTGAAAACCTCGCCCAGAGATTTATGAATGATATTCAAATTCAGGAAGCCAAGTGCTTCTATGGTTTCCAGATAGCAATGGAAAACATCCATAGTGAAATGTATTCACTTCTTATTGATACCTATATTCGTGACGCCAAACGTAAAGATGAACTTTTTAATGCCATTGACCGTATTCCTTGTATTAAAAAGAAGGCAGACTGGGCACTTAAATATATTGAATCAGACGAAGCAACTTTCCAAGAACGGCTCATCGCATTTGCAGCCGTTGAAGGTATTTTCTTCAGTGGTAGTTTCTGCGCTATTTTCTGGTTAAAGAAACGTGGATTGATGCCAGGTCTCACTTTTAGTAACGAACTTATCTCTCGTGATGAAGGATTACACACAGAATTTGCCACTGTAATTTATAGTATGCTCACCGAGAAACTCGATAAATCACGACTTCAACAGATTATTACTGATGCTGTAGAAATTGAAAAAGAGTTTATTACAGAGAGTATTCCTTGTAGACTTATTGGAATGAATGCCGAGTTAATGAGTAAATATATTGAATTTGTAGCAGACCGACTCCTAGTTCAGTTGGGTAATGATAAACACTACAACTCTGAAAATCCATTTCAGTTTATGGAAATGATTTCAATGGAAGGTAAAAC